CAGATAATATCCCAGGTATTAAAGGCATTGGTCCTAAGAAAGCTGAGAAGATATTAGCTGGCGTACCATTAAGTAGACAGTGGAATAAGATTACTGCAGCTTGGAAAGAGCATGGACAAACTATAAAACAATTAGATCTTAGTTATAAGCTACTAAGAATGCTAACAACATGGGAAGAGTATGAAGATATTAAAGCATACATTCAAGATCAAACCTCTGTCAGCAAATCAAATGACATACAGGAACAAAGCAATAAAGCAGATCAAGTACATACAGTATCAAAATGAATTGAGAGATGAACTTCAGGGGGTTGAATGGCCCTTTGAAGATTCAGATTTCCTGGAGTTTGAGATTATTGCTGGTGTATCTAATAGAATGGCGGACCTAGATAATGTAGTGAAGCCACTGTTAGATACATACCAAGGTATCTTTGAAAAGTTTAATGACAATAAAGTTTATCACATAACATTAGATAAACACATAACAAATAAAGGTAAAGAATATCTCTATGTGAAAGTAGAAAAGTGGATAGACGCTTTACCTTTAACAATAGTAAATGACAAAGAGTTATTGGAAAGGACAATTAATTATGAGTTACAAGCAGACAGCCTGCCCAAAGTGTGATTCATCAGATGCGTTTACAATTTATGAAGACGGCGCATACTGTTTTTCATGTCAATATTCAACTAAGAAAGTAAATAATATGAATGACTTAGAACCTGTTGCTAAACCTAATAGCAGCATAACACTCGATGAAATCCATGAGTTAAATAGTTTTGCAATTACTTCTCGTGGTATAAGTAAACAAGTAGTAGATCACTTCGGAATTAAGATGGCTGTAAATCCTGACGGTTCCGGTGGTTCACACTTCTATCCTTACACTAGTGAAGGTAAAGTGATTGCATTTAAAGAACGTAAGTTACCTAAAAGTTTTATAGCACATGGTAGCTTCACTAATATAGAATTGTTTGGTCAAGCAGTTAGTACAGGTGGTAAGACACTCGTAATAACTGAAGGAGAACTAGATGCATGTGCTGTAGCACAATGCTTCTTAGATAAATATAATAGAGTCTTCCCTGTCGTATCGATTCCAAGTGCATCAGGTTGTAAGGTTGTACTTGAGCAAAGAGAATGGATCAGGAAATTTGAATCAGTAATATTATTCTTTGATAAAGATGATGCCGGTCAGGCAGCAGTACAGAAAGTCGCTAAGATAATTGGTGCTGGTAAAGTTAAAGTAGCTAAGCTATTAGAGAAAGATCCTTGTGATCAGCTACTAAAGCATGGCTCTAAGAGTTTATTACAAAGCTACTGGGATGCAGAAACCTGGTCACCTGCTGGTTTAGTAATGGGTGAATCTATTTGGAATCAGTTCTTACAGAGACAGAGAACCAAGTCAAGACCTTATCCTAAATGTTTAGATGGATTAAACCAAAAGCTAAAGGGTATCAGGCATGGTGAGATTACTTTGTTTACTAGTGGTACTGGCTCAGGTAAATCTACTATCGTTAAAGAAGTTGTACTAGACTTATTAAAAGATAAAGAAAATAAAGTAGGTTTAATATCTCTTGAAGAAAGTGTAGGAGATACAGCTGAGAAGTTTATTGAGATGGCATTACAACAAAGACTAGACCATAAAGATACTAACCTACACCAATTAGATTTAAGAGAAGGCTTTGAATCTGTATTTGGAGATGAGCGTTTAGTTTTACTAGACCATCAAGGTTCTGTTGGAGATTCAACATTAACAGATAAGATAGAGTACATGTGTTTAATGGGTTGTAAGTATTTAATCCTAGACCACATAACAATTGCAGTTTCTGAAGGAGCTGAAGGTCTGTCTGGTAATGAAGCAATCGATAAAGTAATGAGTGACTTACTTAAGATTGTAAAGAAACATAACATATGGTTGTGTTTAATATCACACTTAAGGAAAGCTCCTGGAGGTGGTGCTTCTTTTGAAGAAGGTAAGCTAGCATCTATTGATGATATAAAAGGTAGTGGTTCTATCAAACAAATATCATTTGATATAGTAGCATTCGCTAGAAACCTGATCGCTGATAATGAAACTGAACGTAACACTATTAAGTTTAGAGTATTGAAGTCTAGGTTTACTGGACTAACAGGTACAGCAGGATCAGCAGTATATAGTAATAAGACGGGGAGACTAACAGCTACGGATAGTATTTTTACGGAGATCTAATGGATAAACAACAAAGATACGATGAGTTATATTTAGATATAGCTACAAGGATTAGTGAGATGTCTCACGATACTGATCATAAAGTTGGAACAGTAATCGTTAAGGATAATAATATACTTGCCTTTGGATTCAATGGTATGCCAGCTGGTATGCCTAATGAATGTAAGCATGCTAATGGTGGTACGCTACCTGAAGTTATACATGCCGAAGCAAATGCAATCTGTAAGTTAGCTAAAAGTACGGGGAGTTCTGAGGGTGCTACATTATACAGCACTCTCTCACCCTGTATGGAATGCGCTAAACTTATAATGCAAAGTGGAATAAGCAGGATTCTTTTTAGAGAAACATTTAAAGATGATGCAGGTATATTACTATTATTAAACAATAATAGAGAAGTGAAAGGAGTAAAATGGAGGAGCAGCTTAACTACTTAAAGCATAAGATAACTAAAGCGAAAGCTCATATTGCTTGTAGTCTTTTAAAAGAAACATCTTTAGAAGATCTTAAAGCATACCTAGTATTCTCAATGGATACTATACAACAACACTTTGCTCGTAATAGTATGAGAGGAAACAAATCATACCAAGGTGAAGCCAACCTTACACACTTAAGCGTAGCGACTGGCACTCATATATTAGAACAGATAAAATATTCTAATGAGGAGGACGCACCTTGGGATTGGTTTAGACTTCGAGTTATGATGGGAGATTTATTCTTAGAACCTTTCTATCAGACACATCAAATTAATATAGGTAAGACTAGGGATAATACATTTATTCCTGTAGAATCTTTAGACCGTAGTCTTAAGAGAAGTCGTGCACATTACATAGTGATACCCGAGAAGTGGGATCTACTTGTGCCAGAAGGAAGTGAAAATTTATTAAGAGGTACTGTATTTGAAAAGCCAGAACCAATTAATTCTTTAATGCAACCTACTGAAAGACCTGTAATAAAAGGATGGACACATGAAAGAAGTAAAGAGTTTAAACCCTACCTAGCTAATGGCTTTATTAAAAGCATGAATGTGTTACAACAAACCGAATGGAAAATCAATACTAAAGTTAGAGATATTTTAATTCGTAATCGAAACAAAATATTAAATCAGTATAAAGATTTTCCTAAGAAATATAAATCAAAGATAATAGAATTTGATTTAACACTAGCACGATCTGAATTGATAGGTGACCAACCATTTTATCAGTATGTAGAAGCAGATTACAGGGGTAGAGTATACTACACTACACCGTTCTTAAACTTCCAAGGCAATGATATAGCCAGAGGTCAAATGCTTTTTGCTAAAGGTAAACCAATGACAGACGCAGGATTAAGAAGACTTAAGATTCATATAGCCTGCTGCTATAACGAAACTTATAGTAAAGATAATCTTCCTGAGTGGTTAACAACTGACTATCTTCCTTACTTAAAAGAAGAAGAGTTAGATGATATATCTGTAGATAAAATGACGTTAGAAGATCGTGAAGGATGGACTGATAATAATCTTGATAAGCTATTAGTCATAGCTGATAGAGAAGTTATCGATCCTAATGCAGAAAAACCTATTAGTTTATTGGCGAGTGTCTTAGAAATTAAAGATGCTTTAGATAAAGAAGAATATATTACTTACCTTCCTATTCCAATTGATGGTTCTAATAATGGATGGCAACATCTATGCGCAATGTCTAAGGACAAAGAAGCTGGAGAGTTAGTTGGGATTGTACCACAGGATATACAAAAAGATTTTTATGTACAGTGTGCTAAAGATTTAATCAAGAGAGTTCCTGATTGGTTTGAAGAAAGACAGATGCCGATGAAACATATACGTAAAGGTATAGCTAAACGTGGTTCCATGACTCGTGCGTACAGCGCAGGGGCTCAGAAGATCGCAGAGAATATGTATCTTGACTGTCATGTAGAAGGGTATCTTAGGAAGTATAATATAACCGAAGAGGACTGCGAATTACTTGCTAAGCATTTAATTAAAGCAATAGATGAAGTTTGTGCAGGTCCATTACAAACTATGAAGTTCTTACAGAAGATTGCTGAAGCAGAGATTGCTTCTGAATACTCTAAGAATATCAAACAAAAATCTATAAGATGGACAACACCATCTGGGTTTCCAGTTATCTATGAAGCATTCGTTGAGAATGAATTCAAAGAGAAAGCTATCATCAGCTGCAGTGAGAGGGAAGTTAAACCTATTCTAACTAAAGAAGATGGAAGCAAAGAGGAAACAGATACTATAAGAATACAACACGTCGGTAAAGAACCAACAGACAAACCAAAGATAAGATCTTTTATGTCTGGGATCTCACCTAACTTCGTGCACTCTATGGATGCTGCACATATGGCTAAGGTTATAGCTAAGTGGGGAGAAGATTTTGGTGCAGTACACGATTCATTTAGTGTGCATGCCTGTGATGTAGATGAGTTATTAGAACTTATTAAAGAAGAGTTCATAACAATGTATAGTTACTCTAACTTCTTTGAAGTCATTGAGAGAATGCTAGTAACAAACCCGGATAATTTTAACCACAACCAACCTAAGCTAGGTAGCTTAGACATTAGAGAGGTAAAGAACAGTGACTACTTCTTCGCGTAAGAACGAGAAAGGAATACTTCCAGTACGATTAGGCTTGGAACCTGATAACAAAACCGCATTAAGCGAACTAGGAATGGACCCAGCTCTTGCTGATACCATGACTAGCGAACAATTAGATAAGTTAATAATTGAAAATGAATATACCGAAGGAATTGAATGGTATAAAAGTCAAGACCTAGAGAAAGAAGGTCATAAAAATATGGGTAACTGGAAACAGTTTGCTCTCAATAGAATTAAAAAGATGTAAATAAAAAACCCCTAAGAGTATCTTATGATATTCTTA